GCACTACCACGATGGCGCGATGACAGCGATCTGACCGACTGAACCTACAGGAGACACTGCAATGATGAATCGCAGCGATTTCCGGAAGCAGCTTCAGGAAGGTCTGAACACTGTTTTCGGTCTTGAATACGAACGGCACCCGGAAGAGTGGCGTGACATCTACGATGTCGAATCCTCGCAGAAGGCGTACGAGGAAGACGTTCTGATGTTTGGCCTTGGTGCTGCGGCGGTGAAGCCTGAAGGCGCGCCGATTGACTACGATGATGGTGGTGAGTCGTTTGTGGCTCGCTACCAGCACGAGACGATTGCGCTCGGCTTTGCCATCACCGAAGAGGCGGAGGAGGACGGACTGTATGGCTCGATTGGAGCCAAGATGTCCCGAGCCCTCGCGCGTTCGCTGATCCATACGAAGGAAGTGAAGGGGGCCGCTGTATTGAACAACGGCTTCAACGCTAACTTCCCGGGTGGTGACGGCGTCGCGCTGTTCTCGACGGCGCACCCGCTGGCGGGCGGTGGCACGTTGTCGAACACGCTGGCCACGCCTGCCGATCTGTCGGAGGCTGCTCTGGAGGAGATTCTGATCCTCATGGGCGAGTGGACCGATGATCGCGGCATTCCGATCCGCGCGCAGGCCGTTAGGCTGATCGTGCCGACCGAGCTTCAGTTCATCGCGACCCGACTGTTGATGACTCCGTATCAGCCTGATACCGGGGACAACAACATCAACGCGATGTACAAGCTCGGCTCGATCCGAGATGGCTTTTCCGTCAATCATCGTCTGACGGACCCGGATGCGTGGTTCATCAAGACGGATGTTCCGGACGGCATGAAGCACTTCGTTCGCAAGGCCGTTTCTGGCGGCGTCGAGGGCGACTTCGAGACCGGCAACATGCGATACAAGAAGCGCGAGCGGTACAGCTTTGGCTATACCGACTGGCGCGGAATGGTCGCAAGCTCCGGGGCCTGATCGCAGGCAATCGAGTGGGGCGGGAGGCAGTACCTCCCGCCCTTGTCTGAAAGTGAGGGCAACGTCCCTCGGAACTAGGAGACACGTACATGGCTCGTCGAAACAACATTTCTCGCGCTGATCAGCTTCTGAGCGGTCGCGCGTATGCTCCCAACGCCCCGTTCTCGGGGTCGATTCCCGGTATTCTTCGGTCGCACCTGATGGTGGTGCGCTGGGGCGCTGGATCGCTTCAGGGGTTCACGGCCCCCACGGCTGCGGCTACCAACAATATCTGCGCGGCGCAGGCGATCTCTGGCGCGGTGAACGCGAACATCAACGGTTCTCTGGCCTCTGGCGGGGTGGCGACGCTGGATGTCCCTCGCAGCCTCCAGATGGCCTCTTCCAACGCGGGCGATACCACGCAGACGGTGACGGTTCGTGGTACCGACACGGTCGGCCGCGCCGTCACTGAGACCCGCACGCTCAACGGTACGACGGCGGTGAACTTCCAGAAGGCGTTCAAGACCGTCACGCGCGTTTCGGTGTCGGCGGCGATGACCGGCAACCTGACGGTGGGCACGAACAATCGCCTTGGCGTTCCGGCGCGGATTCGTGTCGGTGACGTTCTGCTGCTCAAGGTCAACGATGCGGTGCCTGAGGCTGGAACGATTGTGGCCGGGGACACGGCGACGCCGACGGCGACCACGGGCGATCCGTGCGGGACCATTCAGCCGACGACGGCTCCGAACGGTACCAACGTGTACACGGCGCTGATCAACGTTGAGGATGCTTCTGAGGACGCCTACGGCACTCAGTTCAGCTCGTAATCATCACGACTGCGACCCGCGAGCCGCGCATGGGCGAGAGGGCGTAGGAGGCAGACATGCGAATCAAGACGATCAACCTGTTGTCGCAGGGGGCCGCGTCGAACGCGGCCTTTGCTGCGGCGCAGGCTCTCACGGCGAACACGGCCATGACCCTTTTGGGCGCGGCGTCTTCCATTTCCCCCGCCCGGGAAGTGACGTTCACGTCGGCAGGAGATACGTCCAACGTCACCCTGACTGTCACGGGCCGGGATCGGCGCGGGAACATTTTCGTGGAACGCATTCGCGGGCCGAACGCGAATACCGTGCGGACGCTGAGTGTGTTCAGCGAGCTGATCTCTGTAGTGCCGGACATCACGGACACCGACACGGTGAGCATCGGCTACCCTGCCCGCGTGTGCGGGCCGTGGCTGCACAACAACACGCTGCTTGAGGGCGGCGACATTCCGACAGCGCGCGTTCAGGCGCTGCCGCCAGACCTTGGCGGGACGTTTGCCGCTGGCATCATCGAGCTGACCAACGAGAACGTGATGAACATCCCGGGGGACGGGGCGTATCCGGAGACGACGACGATCACGCTGGGCTCTGCTGGTGCCGTGGGGGAGCCTAGGGCGGCGTTCTTCCGCATCGTCAACACGAGCACGACCAGCGGTGCGCAGCTCAAGTGTGCGGTGGTCAAGCCGTCGTTCTGAGGTAGGCCATGCCGTTAGGGATTCCGCTGGATGAAGAAGACTGCACCACAAGCGGCAGTCATTCAATTTGTCCTAGGGTCCACGAGATTCTGGATGAAGCGTTCGAGATCGCGGGCATGGATCCTTCGGCGATAGGGACTGGGCATATTACGAGTTCGTTTCGGTCGCTCAAGTTCATGCTGAACTCGGAGTGGTCAACTATCGGGATTCGTCAGTGGATGGTTCAGCAGGGTACTCAGGCGATGAGTGTCGGGCTGGACTCATTCACATTGCCAACAGGTGCCATTGACGTAATGGGGATGGTCCTTCGCCGTAATGGCAGGGACACGGAGATGTACCAGATCAGCAGGGACGAATACTTGAAGATTGTGGACAAGAATCTTCAGGGCCGTCCTGATCGGTATTTCGTTGATCGGCAAGCGTCTGGGGTCACGGTGAAGTTCTGGCAGTTAGGCGAGAACACGACCGACATCATCGTTTACGATTACTTGAGGCAGATCGAAGACGCTGGCGCATTGAGGAATTCGCTTCAGATCCCGCCCATAGCCTTGAACGCAATGGTTTTGGGCCTTGCGTTTCGGCTGGCATTGAAGTTTGCCCCGGAGAGGGCGGCCGCCATTGGCGCGCTGTACCGTGGTCCTGATCCGAATCGGATTGGTGGAGCGCTGGACCAACTCAGACAGGAGGATAGAGAGCGCAGCGACATCGAGATCGGCATGACGATGAGCTATAGCCCCACGAGGGTCAGGTGAGTTATGCCGCGAAAATATGCGAGGGGTGATAACGCAGTAGGTATCTGCGGGCGCAGCGGCAGGAAAATGCTTCTTCGGGACATGGTCTTTGACGGCCGATACCCGAACATGCGCGTCGATCCAGCTTGGTACGAGGGCAAGCACCCGCAGGAGAACATCGTCCGGGTGGACGACCCGGTCGCGCTGTACCGGCCTGCTCCACCAAACTTCCGGACAGAAGCGCCTGTTCTGGACGCCGTGATCAGCGGCCAGAACATCAATGTTTCGTGGACGGAGGCGTCCAGCGATGAGGGGATCGTCCTCAGCTACACGCTCTATCGGGCATTGAATGCTGGGGATTTCATCGAGGTAGGGACGTTCCCAGTAGTCCGGGCTTGGGACGGCAAAGTCACATCGATGCCGCTGTCGTATACGCAGGTCGGTTACGTTAGTGACACCACGTACCGTTTCTACGTAGTGGCGAACGGAGGGATATTCTCGCTGGCTTCCAACATTGACGAGGTCACGCCAGTTTTCGTCTCTCAACCGGTTCAGTACGTCGCAGGCAGTGCGGCTTTCATTGATCCGGGATTACCGACCCCGTTCACCAACCCGCTGACTATCGACTGGACACAGTTCCCGATATCAAGTCCGCTTTTAAACGCCGTGGCAGTCATCTCGTTCGCGGCAATCACGCTGAGTCCGACTGGGCCAACGAGCGTAACGTTTGCAGGCATCAACGCAAATCTTCAGCACCACATCAGCCCGCGACAACCGAATGTCATTCCCGGCCCACAAACAGAATACCTGCACATCGTCAACGCGATTGTCCCGCTACAGTCTGTGAATACCACGACGCTGCCAAATCGCAACGTGGTCATCACTTGGCCGTCTGCGGCAACGTATTTCGTTGAAGGCACGATGCTGGCTTTTGTTAACGTGTCAACCGCATCGAACAATTTCGGCTCGGGCACTCAGTCATTTGACGGGACGGTAGACCTACTTGATTTGCCGCTTGCAGCGCCGTTAAGCGTGCCCGCTGGTTCAGCAGTGGTTGCAATTGGCGCGGTCAATACAGGAGACGACGTTGAACCTGACTTCCTGACGAACACGGCCAGAACTAGCTCGCTGCCTACTGATTTTCTGTTCCCGTCTGGCAAGACCATAAACCTTGCGGGTGGATACGCCAGCACTGTTGCCTACCGGCTGTATTCAAGCGCAGTGCCTTCTGAAATCTTATGGATGAGTCCCGGACAGGTGTCGGTTGAGGCTGGATTCGGCAGAGTTTTTGTTCTGGCTCAAGCGTGAGTATTTGACATGCCAAACCTTGCATGGACATACAACTCTCTAGTGGCGGCGCTTCAGGCGTGGCCATCTAATTCAGACACTGGCTACGTGGCTGATCTGGATCGGATCATCGGTCTTGGCGAACTTCGTCTCGTCCGCGATTTGAATCTGGAGATTTTTGATCGCGAGGATACTTCGATCACCATGACGGTCGGGGTTAGACAAGTAAACAAGCCAGCCAACAGCGTTC